ACCAAGATAGTATTCTTCTAGTGTTAGGTTGTTTAGCCTTCCTTTAAGTAGTGTTTCTACCATTTCGTGAATCAATGTACCTGTCGCTGCTGGTATGCCTACTTTATATTCAACCTGCATGCTCGCTAAGAGTTGTGGCATGCCTGGACAAGCCATCCATATCTTTGCTGCTGAGGGTGAGAGTTTAGCGTGCGCCATGAACAGAAATATAAGAGTCGTTTTCCATTCTTTTCACATCATCAAGATCGTATTTAATCTTACCGCCAATCTTAAAATAGCTAGGACCTTGTCCTCTATAGCGTCTATTGTCGATTGTTTTCTTGCTGACTCCCCATCTCTCTGCTAGTTCGTCAACCTCTATGGTATTTGATATGTCAAAATTCTTTTCTAATATTTCCATAAATTTCCCTTTTATTAATATTTTTGTTTATAATAAACCATTATTACTAATTATCAAGTAATATTTTAATAAAATTTGGGAGAAATTAATGATGAATAAAACAGTATACGCACATACTAACTTAGGAACTGAAGAGGAATGGGATCAAGCAATAGATAGGCTTGCAACCAATAACCAAGTAGCTGGAACGCATTACAAGCAATCCAAGATACAACCTATAGATTATATATATGCTAACAACCTGTCTTATAACTTAGGTAGTTGTTTAAAATATATAACCAGAAGTAAAGGAGAGAAACAGGATAGGGTGACTGACTTGTTAAAGGCCAAACACTTTATTGATCTTGAACTACAGATGGTTTATGGAACAGATGCTAAAGGTAATAAAATAGGAGATTATTCAATAGAAGTTTCTCTTTAACTATGAGGTAGCTATGAATTTATATGAGTTTGATGATCGTATTCTAAGTGAAAGAAACGGAAGAAAGCCTATATATGTGAACAAACATCTTGCTAAAAAGTTTAAGGATTTTTGTGAGAACCAACAGAAATCACCACATCAGGTGGCTGAGTATCTAATATCTTTAGGTATGAACTCTGTGAAGTATTACGAAAAACCTAAAGTGTCTGTTGACATCGAAGCTCTTTAAATAGGTTTTTGGTATTCTCTAGCGTGTCCCACGCTTGAACATCCTCGTCTTTAAAACTTATCTGTTTTAGACCTTTTGGAAACATAAACTGAACCGTTTGGTGTTTTAAAGCAACCAAGGCATAAACATCTATAGCATCTTCTGTATAGAATCTTTCTTTAGTATAAGCACCGCGCCTAAAGTCATATATCCATGACACTCTACAGTTTTGTATTTTTGATTGTGTTTTAACTTGGCATTTATATATTTTATTATCAACATCAAAGATGATGTCTGCTTCTGCACTATGTGGAACAATAACCACAGTATCGGTGTGTAAAGAAAGTAGCGAGGCTACTAAGTATTCTCCAGAACGGCCAACTCTTTCTGATTGGCGTGGCATGGGGTTATTTGCTAAGCAACCTGTTTAAATATTCCAATCGCTCTTGTTCTTCAGTAGATAGCTGCTTTTCTGTTTCCTCTGTTACAGCGCCTGTCAGCCTTGCAAGTCTTGCTGTTGGTAATGCTGGTGGCGTTGGTATACCGCCCAAAACTCTTTGTGCCTGACCTGTTCTCATTGCTGCCTCACCTACCAACCTTGGTGATTGTAAAGGCAATGTTGCTAATAATGTAGGATCAAAACCTATACCACCGAGTATAGATGCGCTACCTACAGCTCTTTGTAAGCCTCTTGGCGCAACAGTTGACAATGCTTGTCCAGATAAATCTGGTAGTAAATCAGGGTCGAGTTGCTTTAAAAACTCTAATCTATTTCCATAAGAGGTATTAACATTATCTCTCATGGTAGATTGTAATTTTCTTAAAGTTGTTCCAGCGTTTACTTTTTTACCCAACGACAATTCACTAGCTATTTGTTTTTCTAATTTTATAGCTTCCTCATAGGGTTTCATAACATCAGCATATTCTGGAACTTGTTTTAAAATTTGTTCTTTAACTTTATTTCTTAACTCCGCTACAACTCTTGCCTCTTGTGACGATTGTGCTTGTAATGGATATAAATCATCAATCTTTCTTTTTAAAATATCTATACCTTCTGCTGTATGAAAAGCTGCATCACTAGCAAACTCATTTACAACATTTTTTAATTCTTCTATTTTTTTTATGGTTGGCGCTGAATATTTTGGTACAACCTTTGTTGCTCCTTTAGGTCTGTAAAAAGCATCTTTCAAAATATTATTCATAGCATTATTCACAGGTGTAAAATCTACAGTTTTTTCTGCTAATTTTAACCCTTGAACGCCTTTTGTATATTGTGCTGCTCTTTCAGAACCCATACTTTTTAAAGCTTCAAAAGCTCTATTAGCAACATCTTGTGGGTCTGCTTGTCCTCTTAAATTTTGTGCAAATCTTTGTTGAGCTTCACCGCCTAATCTACCAGCCTGCACAGCTTGTGTTATTGCTTCACTACCAACTCCAGTTGTAACACCTAACAATTCTTTAGCTCCTGTTGCTACTTTAGGTGCAATAGCTTGTGTGCCTTTTACTAAACCAGTTACAGGATCAATAGCAGTTGCGATTTTTTGTGTTGTTTCTGCTGCTTTTGCAAGGCTTGGAACTTTAGCGGTAGCTGTTGCGACACCTGTTAAAACAATAGATGCGTCTGCTAAAAAACCAGCTGGGTCTTGTGCAAAAGTTTGTTTTATATTTTCTAAACCACCATATCTATTAGCAAAATATTGACCTAAAGCTCTAGCAGTTTTTTCATCTTTTTGCTCGCCTGGTATTGCTAATTGAATAATGCCCTTACCAAGACTTAAAATTGATTTAGCTGAAGTTACAGGATTTATTATTGTATTTACAATATCAGCACCCAATTGATAGGTACTTCTTGGTAAATTTTGTACTGCTTGTTGTATTATTGGCTTTTCTTTTTTTGGCGCAGTAACAATAACTTCTTCTATTTCATCAATTTTTTTTAAATCTTCTAATAAAGACATTTTATTGTCCTTGTTTTTCTAGCATTTTTGCAAATCTTAAAATAGATTGTCTTTCTTCTGGTGTGTTTGCTGTTTTATATTTATTTAAAATATCTTCTTTAGACATTCTTTGGAATTCATCAAACAAAACTGAGTCTAGTATATCAGCAAAACTTGATGGCTCTTCTTGATATCCTACAAGTGTGCCGTTTTGATCGTAGTAATCTATAGCATTTTGTTTTGAGTTATATATTGCTTTTATTTTTGCACTTAATCTTTGTAATCTAGGTATGTTTTGTTCTTCAGGCAATGCTTGGTTAAAGGTAGCAGCTATAAGTCTTTTACCTTCTTGTTCTGTAAACTGCGCGCCCAATGTTGCTCTTAATGATTGAAACACAATATCACTAACTTCATCTAGAAATCCTGTTGCTTCAGGAAAAATAATTGGTTTCAAAAGATCAGGTGTAAGAGCGATGTTTGTGCCTGATACGTTTTGTTTGCCTTCAGCTAAAAGTGATAATTTATTATCTAAATTTGCTATGTTTGATTCAGCCTGTTGTCTTTCTCCAGTTTTCCATTTTACTAATTCTTGCCCAAAAGCTTCATCAACCTTTTTTTGACCTGGAGTAACATCTACACCGCCAGGTAATTTTGCTTCTCTAATTAGTTTTTGTAATTCAGGACTTTGTGATCCCCTGCCTGTTGCTTGCAAAAATGCCATTTTTTCTTCAGGTGTTTTCAGGCTTTGATAAAACTCGTAATCTTTCATACCAGCAGTATCTGATTTGCCAGTAGTAAACGCACTAGGATCTATGCCAGCTTTTATAAGTCTCACTTGGTCAGCATATCTTGGGTCTTTTCCAAGTTCTTGTAACAATCTATCTTGCTCTGCTTTTTTTTGTTGTGCTTGCAACATAGCCTGTCTTTCCATAGTACCTGCAACAGGATCTCTTCTTGCAAATACATCTGACAAAGCACTAAGACCTAGACCAAGTCTTTGTTGTCTTTGCATCTGCTGTTCTGGTGTTAATGGTGTTTGTGGTTTTCCGAAACTCATATTAATTTCCTAAGTAAAAAATCCGCCTTTGCCAAAAGCACCACCTAGCGCCAATGAACCAAACAGTCCAGCTGCGCCACCCAATACATCTCCAAGTCCTGTGCTTTGTTTACCAGTTTGCGTTGTTGTAATTAATGGTGTACCCATACCAGCTTGTAATAAGCTGATTTGTTGTTGTGGATAACCAAGCGCTCTTTGGAACTCGCCTCTTTGTGCATCTATAGCTCTTTGCTGTAATGCCTGCTGCTGCGCACCTGCGCCTCCTAGCAATCCTAATTGTTGTATTTGCTGTCCTTGTAAGCCACCTAGCAAGCCTGCTCTTTGTTGT